TTGCCGACCTAACAGATTATAATCCTAACGTATTTTATGAACTGGCAGTGCGGCATACCCTGAGAAAACCAATCATCCAGATAATAGAAGAAGGTCAACTAATCCCATTCGACGTTTCAACGAGTCGAACGGTCTATATTAATCATCAGGACCTTGACAGCGTGGAAAAAGCGAAAAAAGACCTTGAAGAACAAATCAAAGCCGTTGAAAAAGATCCGACTCTAGTGGACTCCCCAATCTCAATGTCGTTTGATCTTCAACGCTTTGTGACAAGCAGAACTCCAGAAAGCACAGCAATAGCAGAGTTGAGAGCATACTTGCAAGAGATCAGTTTTATGACAAGAGAACTTTATACAGGGAGAATTGAGTCACAGGACTCAATGTCACAGACAATTCAGAAGGTCTTAAAAGAAAAACACGACTTGGAGAAAGAACTTGCGCACGTACGCGACGAATTGGCTTGGCATCCCAGAATGATCACATACAAGCGAGCGATCAAGAAGATACAAATATTGGACCTGAGAGGAGATGCAAATGTCTCATATGATTTCGAGTGCGTCAACGGTGGTAACCGGCTGAACAAAATAGAACACGTTATCCTTTATGATGGGAATCCTCTAGAGCCAAACGATGTCCTGATAAAAGTTCGTGGCAAATCTGTTCCTCCGGATATAGAAACACTTGCCAAATGTGAGATAAAGGGCAGTGAATACAAACTGGTGAAACTGGAGACAAAGCTTTCCATCACTTTTGAACCGTTTATTAGACCTCAGGAGACCTTCACCTACTCTTACGGATTTAGATACAAGCACGTCTACGAACATCTTCGGCAAAGGGAATATACGGGACATAGAGTAATGCACACAACAAATACGTTGGAAATGCATATTTCAGCTCCGCCAAAGCACGTTTTCTCAGATGTTTTGGATATGACGATAATTGATTTCAACTCAGTCAGAGATGAGGAAGAAGAAAAGATGCTCTCTGCACGAAATTCGCCTCGACTAATAAGCAATAATCGAGAGATTCTTTGGGAAATCCCTATGCCGAAAATAACGTATACATATTGTGTGTTTTTCAGGGTTGTCAAAGAAAAACAGAGGAGTTGATGGTGCTAGTTAACTCCTATCTCGCCACATCTATACGTGCACTCATCGTCCTTCAGTATATAAGGCCGCGTATCCTGTCTCTCGCTTATCATCATATCACCATCCAACGGACTACAAGCTACCTTTCTTTTCATATTTAAGTATTCTCCCCTTCGCCTTGCTATAAGATAAACGTTACAGAGCCAGAATTCGTATTTAAGGTATGCGGAACAATCCTCTAGTACTCTATTTTCCGAAAGTCTGAATAGTCTCTGCCTTCTTATTGTAGAGGTTCCACCGCATCGTGCTTCACCTCTTCCGTGTATCGGAAGAGTGTTCTTATTACACTGTCTACTTCAAGCTTGTTCTTAGCTAACTTCGATTCTTGATGCCCGCCTTCACTCTCAGCCTCTTGTCTGGCGATCCGCGCGAAAAAAAGGAACAGACTATCTCAGAGTACTTAATGCGCGCTTTGCCAAAACAGATAGACTTTTGTTTGCATCAGGAAACCGCAGATTTTGATTAGACTAGCAAGCTTATTCAAGTCCGCCGACACTATCTCTCTGACATAGGCATCTTTCGTTCCGAACGGCAGATGGTATGAGAAGCTTTTCATGAACCTCGTGTGCCTCTGTTTGATGAAGGCCTCTCTTATTTTCAAGATGTCTCCTTCATCAAGAGCCTGAAGCCTGCTCAAAACGTACCTTTCACTGCCAAGCAGTTGAAGATTGAATCCCTGCTGTTGAAGGATTCTCGTGATGTTAACTGCTTCTTTCGGAGGCTGCTGTTCAACGATTTTCTTCATTCCAGCCTTTTCCGCGAACGGGTTGTACTTTGCCATGACTGCCGACATTTCCACATATTCTGTGCCGGCTATGGCCAATGTGTCTCTTACAAGCTTGGAGCCTAAGCCGATTGTCCTGTATTTTGGGTGAACCACCACGCGGGATATGACACTCAGCTTTTCATTCAACTCTTTCATGCTCATCCTCGGCAAAACAAGCCTTCGCCCAAAGCTCGTTGAGGGCGGGTAGCAGTAGACGATTACTCCGCAAAGCTCTTCTCCACGTTTTAAACAGAAAATCTTGCGTGGTGCAGCTATCTTGTGGCTGCGATAATGAAATGCGGCAAGCTCTCGCCAATCCTTAGTTGTCCCTGCTTCTACCCGCATCTCCTTGACGAGGCTGCATTGCTTGGTCGGTTCGTTCGGGTAGTAGTTTACCGTGATTTCTTTGCCGTATCGTTTGTGAATGTGCACTGAAGGCTTCAAGTCTTCCAGTAGGTCCGTGTGGGTAGTCGCTGCAATCACGCATTTACGTTCTAATCGAGCGATTTTCTGGAGGTTGAAACTGACGATCTTGGCTGTATCACGATCCAACGTGGCCGCGAACTCGTCGAGAATCCACCAGTCCCTGCTGCTTTCCAACAGTTTCGCAATCCTGTACCGGTACCTTTGCCCATCGCTGAGCTGCCTGTAACTGCGCAAGAACAGGAACGCATCATTCAACCCCACACGACTGAGCAGCTCGATTGCTTCTTCCACGCTGGAGCCCACCGTCTCGACAAGCGGCCTATCCATGTCGATTTGGACGTCTGCAACATCTACAGCGTCTTCGCCCAGATCCTCCTTGACGGCTCGAAGAAGAACACTTTTCCCGCTTCCACTATCGCCAGTAATATACACAACGTCACGAGGCGAAACCTTCAACTCAACATTATCGTAGACAACGAACTTTTCCCACTTGTCCAAGCCGAGTCCGAAGCCTTCAGCCACCGCGACAACTCTGTCGCTGGGCATGGGAGCTGCAGTTTCATACGCGATGTTGACGAGAAACTTGTTTTCGGCCCTGTCATACGTACGACGAAACTGGCTAATACGGAAATATTCCCTACGTCTTCTCACCATAAAGACTCACCCAAACCGGAAACTCTCCAAATCAACCGCCTTCATTTCCACAGTATCATAAACTGCCAAGGCGATGCTCCAGAAAACATCGTCATGCGTGCCGGTAGGATGAGATAGTGCGATTGTGCCGTCCTTTCTTAGCTCATAACGTTCAACGTTGAGTTCGCTGCAGATGTCGCCCCTGTACGGTTTCTCCCATGTAATCAGGGGAAAGAAAAACCTCTGATCACTCATCCTCTGCCGAAGTAAGTTAGCCATCTCACTCTTGCGGGGAATACTGAAGTTGACGCCCTCTGCGTTTCTAATCGTGGCGTTCTCCATGTCGCTGATTATGCTGGGCCCCTCTCGCGTAAAGTCAACACGAATCTTCGCAAACCCTCCCCAACGATCCTGCAAGGTCTTGATGTAGCCAAGAACATGCGCGTACTTCGTGGGCTGCTGAAAAATCTTGAGGTGACGCAGGAAAAGCCTATCATTTAGGCGTTGAATAACGCTGAAAACACAGTAATCGCGCGTCTGTGCAAAGTCCACGCCGCCAAAGAACTCGCCATCATACGCCTTTTCAGGGTCAAATGGCTGCAGGTCCTCACCACAATTCATGACCGTACCAACACAGGATACGATAACGCTCTGTGGGAGCCAAACATCTTCGTCTTCAGCCCATTCCGCCTCCATCTCACGACGCCAACGCGAGGGATCCTCGCCAAACTGCTTCCGAATCTTCTCCAAAATATTCTTTTTCAAGGGCCCGTTTGGTTCGAGGGCCTGCTGCCAGGTCACGTGAAGCCGCGCAAAATCTGAATAGTCCTTGTGGTTGCACATTTTCCAGAACAGGCTGTCTGTGTTCCACGGAGTACTGGTGCAGGCAAGTTTTCCGTCCGTAGTCCCGAGGGTGAAGAGGATAGCGTCATAGAGATCTCCATCGCTGGGAGTGAAATTTGTTTCGTCCCACCAGATTGCGTGAAGAGTCGGTCCCCTGATCGTGTCAGGATTGTTCGGAAAAGCCTCAATCACCGAGCCGTTAGGAAAGGCAAGGCGGGTCTTCTGAGGCTTAAGATACATGGTCTGCGGCAGTCGACGGAGAAAGTAGCTTATTCGGCGAATGTTCAGTTTTGTCTGGCGCCAACTAGGTCCGACAAGAGCAATGTAAGAGTCTGGGCGCGTGAGAGCGTACCATAATAGCAGCGCGGCCATTATCCAGCTTTTTCCGCTCTGGCGACACCAGCGGCCTGCAGTAAACTGGTTCTCCACAAACAGCTTGATAAAATCTTTTTGGTAGCTGGTAGGTTCGAATCCTACGACCTGCCGAAAAAACTGGACAGGATCACTGCTTAGGCTAAGAGCCTTTTCTTCAAGGATTTTTATCGCAAGAGTCTTTTGGGCGTTGATTGTGGAACGTTCACGCAAGATCTCAGTTTGCCGCAGGGTTCTGGATTTTTTTGACAATGTCCTCATATTTCATTCTCAACTCCACAAGCTCCGCTTCGATCCCGCGGTAGTCAACATAATCGCTGAAGATGTCCTTGTAAGTCCTGGCAAGCGTCGCAACCGTCTGAAGCCTCTGAACGTCAACCTTTTCAAGCCCCGGCAGCATTGCAGCATTCAAAGCGCTAGCGAGCATCTTCAAAGTCTCCTCCACAGTCGGCAATTCCTCAGGAATCTTGAGAGAAGTAGTTGTCCTAGAGCTCCCCTTATGGTCAACTACTTCTAAGCCAAGCCTCTCAACCTTTTTGCGAATGGCCTCTGGGCTCTTGTCCAACTTGCAGGCGATAACGTCAAGAGACTCTTGGACCCCAATGAGTCGACGCAGGTCCTTTTCTTGTTTAGGTGTCCACGGTTTGCCCTTGGTCACGATATTCCCCCTTCAACAGAAAATAGTTTTTGCGCCCAGAACGCCCCTTCAAAACGTTGTTCCGACGGAACAATTGGTTAAGATGCATGCTCTCGTTTGCCCGAGTACGACCAGTGACTTTGGAAATGTCTTCAGCCGTTGCAGGAACTCTAAACGTTTTCAGAACCTCAAGCGTCTTCCGTTCACTTACACTCAGAAACACGACGGACGGCACTTGACCACGAGCTCCAAGCATGAAACGGTCGACTCCTTGCATTTCCTTCTCGAGCTTTCTCACTTGACTCTGGACGTTCCGCAAATCCTCCACGAGCCCCTGATACTTCATTTCGTCTGCCTTCCAACGAAAATGCCGGTGACCGTTCCGATCAAACCGGCGATTGCAGCAAAGACTTCGCTGTTCCACGTGTGCATGAAAGCCATGTAGGCGATCTCGAGGCCCGTGAGGCAAGCCGTCATCCCGATCGAGAACTTCACAAGGTAGACGAGTTTCTCGTCTGGTTCGACAATGATGACATGAGCGCGACTGCTGCCCTTTTTCCTCGCTAGGGCTCGCTTGAAGAAATCAGGCATGATTCTTCACCCTCCCCTGAAAAGTGCGATGACTGAAGGCTCTTCGGCCGCCCATCAGAAAACTGTTCACCAACTCGTTAGCCGTCTGCTTCGGAATAAGGTCCCGAGCGAGAACCGTTATGCTTGCAGTCCACGTAAGCGGTACAGCAGTGTAATCAATGTCATAAAGGCCATCCGCATACCTGAAACTGTTCTGGGCAATAACGATGTGTTTGTTTCTTTCGCCAAGAACGCCAATGAAGAGTCCCCAGCTTTTGACGGGAACGTCGACGGCAACACCGCTACCAAGAGACTTTCCCACACTCGCGTCGGACCATTCGACACAGACTAAACTTCCAGGCGACAGATTCTCCAGATCCTTCAAAACCTGTTTCTTCAAACTCCAAACCCCTTCTTCGTAACTCTCTTCAACCTGCGGGTCCTGCCCAGCTTGCCGCTAATCATCAGGTTCCCCATGCCGTCGACAAGCATCAAGACACTGCCCCTCGAATTGAGAAAAGCCAGTCCCTTCGGCAGCCCCAGCTTCTCGGCTTCAGTGATTCTGAACCTGTTCTCAAAAACCAGGTCAGTCGCAACGAAGTTGCTGCAGTTCACGCTGTTTGTGGCTATGCCGCCGTTGAAAGTCACCTTGCTCGTGTACACGTTCGGAACGCGAGCTTCAGCCAGGACACCGCTCGTAATATTACCGGCCGCATGGTTATGTCCAGCCGGCGAGAACCGCCCGTTCGGGTCAACAAACATCGAGTCAAAACCTGCGCCCTGACCCTCCAAAACATAGCCTGATGTTCCAACGGGAAGCCTTCCTAACCCAAATCTCCCACTTGTGATTATTGCAGCGTCAGCCATGACATTCTGCAGGACTCTAGCGTTTGTGATGACATTGAATGTGCCAACATTGAGATCGTCGAACTTTCCTGTGCCAGTTGCGATTATACTAGCACAATTAATGAAAGTCATGGCTTCAAGGGTGCCGAATTTGCCGACACCGCTAACATGCAGTTCACTCCATCTCTTGCCGTCAGAGCCCAAATCATATGCAGCATCTGCATTCGGCAGGAAGTCAACAGCTACACCATCAGCAAGGGCCTTGATCGCACCGGCTAAGTAAAGGTCACGCCAACGCTTAGGCGTAACATTTTCGCCTAAGTCATAAAGATCATCTGCGTCAGGAATGAGATTTCCAGCAAAATGATACTGATTTGCGTAAATATCCACGCCATGGATCTCGCTCCAACGCTTCGGGGAAGCCCCACCCAAACCAAGTTTGCCGGCATTGTCGCCAGTCGGCACAAGGTCACTCTTGACTTCAAACGCACCAGAACCTGTACGTTTCAGCCAAGTGTCAAGCGCTGCACCGCCAGTGCCAAACTGAAGCATACTGTCATCAAGCTGCATCTTAGGATCTGACTGGCCAACTACCCTTACACGAAGATAACCGTACAGAAAGGAATAGAGCGCATGGACCTCTTTCCAACGCGCCGACTCTGAACCAAGGATACCATATTCGTTGTTGCTTGGCTCAAAATGGTGATCCAGAGCAACGGAGCCAGCCTTGTTTCTCGTTCGAAACTTCATTATCGCCGCCGTGTTGCTGTAGGGCCCTATCCAGCCTGGCGAAACCCAACCGGCCAACGCGTCCCAACCGCCATCCTGAACGGTGGCCCATTCAGCCCCGGCGTCGCCTCCTCTCTCGTGGCCAACATGATGGCTTCCCAAGCCGCCCCCATAAGACACGGAAGGTATGCCCCTCTTGCCCAGCTTCGTCCTCGCAAGCTTCTCCACGTTCACAGTCGTTGTCCTGAGGCCGTAGAGGTAGTCTGCAATCATCGGCGGAACCTTTTCGAGCTCTAACACGACCTCGAGCGTTTGAGTCTCAGCATACAAGGTGTACTCAGCAGTTTCGATGGGATAATCGCCATTAACGTTCTCGTTAGGCAACTCGAGAGGTATCTTGTCCCCAGCCAGGATCGGAGTGGCACCATAATCAAGAACGGTGCTCTTGGCCACAATGTATTCTGCAGGAGATTTGAAGAAATCCAGAAGGGCCCTAGCCCTCAAGTCGCACTCATTATCGCTCACCAATTCTTCGTCTGTCTCCGACAGTTCCCTTAGATCAGAGGGACTTGGAGGTGGTGACGTTTCACGAACTGCCGAGTACCTACGTCCGCCAAAATAGAGTGCATCAATCCAGGCGCTTCCTTCGCCGACTCCGGCAAACCAGAAATCAACGCGGACCTTCTTGACTTGGCTCCAGTCGAACCCGGACTGTACAGTGGCCCACTCGAGCTCGTTCGCCAAACCCACCTTCAAATCTGTCTTGCGCCATTCGCCAGGGCCTATGGATATATGCTTCCAGGCATCCAACCCGTTAATGTCATATAATGCGACGCTTACGTCGCCGCTGAAGGCCTTTTCCAGCGCCGCGTAGAGGCTGAGGATGGGATAAAGATTCGTGTTTACCATTTTGCCAGAGTTCAGCGTGAACATTCCCGAGGCGTAGTAAGCTTGAACGTTGTAGCATTTGATGCTATAGGACCCTTTGATCTTGACCGTGCCATCAAGACTCACGGTCCCACTCGGACTCGACCAAGCGCCATCCGTCGGCGTCAGGCTTTCAGTCCAAGCGTCTTTGTCCAAGGGCACGCTCTTGTCAGCTAGGCCATAAATCATAATCTTGTTGCGTATTCGGTGAATGTCCTTCCTGTACTCGCTGACCTCGACAGTCTCGCTGAGGCTTACCGGCGATGTCTTGCTGTTCTTAGGGAAAAACTCGAACTTGCCATCCGGTGCCACGCGAAAGTCGTAGCCGATTATGCCGGCCTTGTCGCTGCTTTCACTAATGTACTTCAAGATATCCCATAAGGGCGTGTCCTCATACTCGAGCAAAGTGAACGTCGTATCCGTGTCTTCCACAAGCTCTGTTGAATTCCGTGTGTGGCTGAGCAGGGCGTAGGAATCCATCAAGTCCTTGACAATGGCCTCGCCCTTCTGGTTCGTGTACTTCTTGGTAACTACACGACGGAACAGTTTTTCTCCCCAGCACCGCCCGGAAACTACAATGTAGTGCTCTTCAGCGTCAGGAGACTGACACTTGATACTCTCAACACGACACGTAATAATCTGAGGCACATTCGAGCCCCTACCGATGTCGATGTGGCCATCCACTCCTACATTGATTGGGCTCGTTCCGCCGGGACTATATTTCTTGTTCCAGTTCTGCAATGTCAACTCAAAACTGCTGACCTCTTTGGTGCAGCCCAAGTGGACCTTAAGATTGAGGACGTCGCCTTGAGGAGGCGTGACGGCGCCGAAAGCGATTGCGCATTTCGGGATGTCTACGCTCATAAAAAAGCCGCCGCCGAGATCAACAGGATTAGTCCCGTGATCCAGTACCACAAGGGCAACCCGAAAAGCAGAGGAAAGCCTCCCCAGTTTGTCCAATCATCTTTCCGGGGCATTCTGCCCTCAAAAACAAACCAGCTCGCATCCTGAACAAGAGGCATCAACAGCAAACCGAAAACCCACGTCACAAAACAAACGCTAGAACTCACAATTGCGAAGAGGCCAAACATGCACAGATGATACAGTTTGAAGTGCTTCAGAATCGAATAGTCCATGTCCCCTTCAAAAAAGACCCTGTTCTCCATCAAACCGTAGAGAACAGCAAAAACAACGGCTCTCAGAACGTCCAAGCAGAGCATTATTCAACGCCTCGACGGTACAGGCTATCCTCTCCTGCTCTCTGGACACTCCGCGCCTTGGATGGCGTTTCAGCGGCTGTGCTGTTAAAGTTCTGCAGGCCTTGTGTTGCATTGTTCATTTGCGTGGCAAAGTAGGCCATAGCAGCTGCAGCGGCGATGATTACGCTGATGCCGACGCCTGTGAGAGCGAGAAATGTTGCGTGACTGATGTTTAATGCGTTCTGGGCCGCAACTGCGATCCACGTCGCAGCAGCCTTGATCTTGTGAGCTACAGCGGTCGCGATGCTTGCAGTCGCATTCGACGACTCAGCCGTCGTGTTCACGGCGATAGAGGCAGTGTGCCCCGTTGTTATAGTGGTCATGATTGCTTTGAGCCGAATCCAAGCTCCCATAAGCGTTATGACGCTCATGATCGTGCGAACCCACTTCGCACTTTCCTTGTCAAGAATTCCAAAATCCCCCGCAAGACTGCTAACCGCGATTCCCATGTGCCCCATTGCCATGAATCCTGAAGACACAGTCCTGAGACTGACACTTGCCGTTTCAGCCTTGCTTGCCACGTCCGTAAACCCAGTTGCCGAAGCCCTGAGGCTCTCGCCCATATTTGCAGCTGAGACGCTTGTCTGCTCAAAAGTAACGTTAGCCGCCTGAACGGAAGAAACGTCAACCGGCGGCACGGACGGAACCTCGACGGGAGCGAACCCAATCGTTATGAGCGAGCCTTCGATCTGGGCCTTAACCCGTGCAACGTCCTCACCAACGGCGCTAATCGCTAGGCTTGCCTGATTCTCTACGCTGAGGATGATCCTCTGACCCGAAATTTGTGAGGCCATGACTCCGGCATCAGCAGCCACTCTCGCAAACTCGGGACTGGCCAGGTTTTGAGCAAATATCGTGACGCCAAACTCGTTGAAGCTCACGTAAAACCGGCTCCCGACTTTGCAGTTTCTATGCCTTCAGCGATCATCTTCTGCAATTCTGGCAGGTACTGTTGAATGGCCGGCCACAAGTAAGGGCGAGCCTGCATATACCTGGTCCCCAACTCTACAAACAAAGCATACGCGGCTTCAGCACCGACGTGAATCACCCAGTCCCTCACAACAGCGTAGATCGTCGTCTGCAAATACCCGCTGCGAACAGGGACCCTGCGCCTTGCCTCGCCCTTGACGAGCTCAGCCCAATTCACCAGTTGACTGTGAACATATTCCTGCACGTAAGACGCAAACTTGGAAACGGCTGCCTGAAACTCCTGAACACCTTGCACATCACACGACACCTCAACGGCCATGATTCTTTGCTCCGCGTTTCGCCTTATCCAGCTCTTCTACCGTTTGCAGATCCATCTCCCTCAAGATGATCAGGAACTGCTCGACGCCTTTTGCTGGCTGCCTTCTAAGCTCGAGGATAGTCCAGCCGAACTCTTTGCATAGCCTAAACTCGCTAAGAGTTGCGTTCGGTTTTCCTCGCTTAATTGCTCTAACAAAAAACGCAGCTCATCACGACCGACCCCATTTAGTCGGTTGACAACTTTCGAGAAGAGCTCGCCGAGTTCTATCGGGATACCTTCCTCTTCACCCAGCAACTTCTCCAAACTTATCGGCTTGCTCTCCGGCTGCTGCTTCAAACTCGCCCAAATCGACTCCGCTTGGATCGCGACGAAATCGCTACTCTCAACCTGCCCAGTCATCTTGCTGTACTTCGTGTTCCTATGGCATATGCGACTCCGTTTAGCCCAAGTGATCTCGCTGAAGACGTAGTGTCCGGCGTACTCCTTGCCGAACCGCTCATCGATATCTAATCCTTCACTTCTCACGTTCTTGCACGCTCCATAACCTTGATACGATTCTCCGCGGCAGTCTCCAAATCTGCCAGAACAATCTCCTGCAAGGCCCTTGGAAGCTTCAAAAACCGCTCCCGCAGCGCCCCCGAAAGTTCAACACCCATATTTATTCGCTCCCGATGAAGACGATGGTGAAGCTAAAGCTTCTGAGGCCCGTCGTCGTTTGGTTCACCGTAAACGTGCAAGTCACTGGAAGAACCCCGTCCGCCGTTATTTGTCGACCCTGCGCATCCCACGAGACCCTTATGATGCTCGAAGCATTCGCCGGGTTCCAGCTTTCCGTACACATTGAAACCCTTATGGCCACATTGCTTGTGCTCTTCACGTATGCCGAGTAATTCTTGGTTTCGCCAGGCTCGAGGAACCCTAAATCAATCTCCGTCAATTGCATCGTGCAGTTTGCGTCTTTGAAGACGTCGACGCCGACGGACTTGACTTGAGCCCTAGTAGGAACCCTGACAGCTCCTGAAAGCAGCGCATACGTCACGAGGGACCCTGCGAGAGCTCCGATCAATACTAGGAGGGTTACGAGGGCGATCAATCTTGTTCCTTTTGGACTTTCCATTTCAATCACCTTAGCTGATTACGACGTCTCTCGCCGTGAACTTGGCCTTGAGACTTACGAGGTCCTCCATCCTGGTTGGGGTCATGACTTCGTCCCATTTGCAATACTTGAAAAGAGCACTGTTCGAGGGCCCTAGGCCAAACTTGAGACTGAACTCGCTATCGTTGATCACATCGTCGAACTCGTCGTCAGTTTCAAACTCAAACGTCACTTCGCCGTACAGATTCCTGTGGCGTTCACGAAGATACTTCAGCAAGTATGCGCTCTCGCCGCTACGGATTACAGGGACGGGCTTCAGGTTATTCTCCAAGGTCCACTTCCAATCTGTTACCCGCGTGTTCTCGACTTGGCTGCTGCCGTCGGCAGCTCCTCGCGAAACAGAAACTTCGTTGAAGGCCACCGCGCCAGCGTAGTCACCATACGTCGCCCCGGCGATTTTTGCAGTTCCGATCAGAACGTCCTGTCCGATCATTTCCACGTTAGCCTTGATGATGTCCTCGAGACTACATTGAACCGTGACTTTGTCGATTCTCATGCCCTTGTAGATGAAGCTGATGACATCTGTAGCAGAAACCCACAGACCCTTGTAATAGAGGACCTGCACACTCAGGCTTGTCAGGGTCTGGGCATGCTGAATCAGGCTGATAGGCGATTCGCTGCTTAGGCAGTCAGGAATCTTGAGCAGAACGCGTCTCAGTCCCTTCTTCAGGCTCTGAAGGTCCCGGCTTCCACTGCCGCGAACCTTGATCAAACCTGGATCCAGTCCCGGGTCCACAGCCTCAGCATTTATGCCTAACATCGCAGGGCTCGTCGGAGTAACTCCATAGACCGTCTCAGCCACGAAATATAGGCGAAACTCGTGCGCCCCATACGTTTCAACCATCTTCTATTTTCACACTCCTTTATTCGTCACCGTAACCGATGACCATGACACAAATCATACTGCCAACCCCTCACAAACCGACAGCGCCTTCTTGAGCAGAATCCCCTTTAGCTTCGCATTCGGGCGGTTTTCATCGATGTAGAGGATATACGTGGAAATCCTGATGCGATCATGATAGCCTCTGCCGTAGTAGGCCTTGCGACTATCACAGTGCATACAGGTCCAATGCGGACGCCTCAAACCCAGATTGCAGAGCCCTTTCCTACACGCAAAACCGAAAGACAAACTCTTCAGAAGGCCATCCACTAGTCGGTGCAATAGTCGAGGCACTAGTAGGCGCCTCCTACGTCTTCGAACAGCCAACTTTTCAAGCCGATCTCCGTGCGGAAGACAAACGGCGAAACCTCACCATTATCTTGGTCCCGGTAAGTGGCGACGTCGCAGTACGTTATTCCGTTGACCGTAACTGTGCAGCTGGCACAGTCACAGTAGAGGACGGCGGGGGTCGAACCGTTGCTCGGGTTTGTTGTCGTGGCCAGAAGCCACACGAACCCGCTGCCATCGATGTAGTCAGAAAGACTTGACGTCAACGTTATGGTTATCGTCTCATCAGACGACTCTGTGCCGAATGCGGCGTTTCCCCAGGCAGACGTCATGTGATTCCACACTTTGACTGTCGCACCGTTGCCACCAGGAGCTGTACCGTAACCCTCGAAAGATAAGACGATTCTTTTCGCTGTCAGCTCTCGGCTTTCAAGTTTGAACCTGAAAAGCATCAGGGCAAATTGGTTGTTTATGCCGTGACTTTTCGAATGCCGCTGGTCATCGCTAGACCAAATCTTCGCGTATTCAGCAGCTGACAATTCCGTCCATCCTGCATCAGACGGGCCCAATTCCGACGCATTGCCGACGTCATACGCCCTGTTTGTGGAGCTGCTGACGCCGAGCCCATAGAAGGTGTAAACCGTGCGGTTCGGAACGGCCCTGTTCTGCCGGACAATACGCAAGACCTCTTCCAGCATCTTTCTCCGCACAACTTTACCGGACTCTGCTTTCGGGTCCGAACGGTCCGTACCCCAAACATTCACTGCTAAGGTACCTACCCGGCGGCGAATCCTTCCGCTTAACTCGACCTTCAAATCCTGCGATGCCCGGAGGCCAACCGTTATCTGCCCGTCATAGTTCTTGAAAACTTCCCGGTTATACCACTCGCTCGTAACCAGGATGCTCGCAATCGAGAAGTCGTCCTTGACCACGCGCATATTCGTGTTCAGAAGCCTGACGACCGTAGTGACAGGGTCCTCAACTTCGCTCATGCCACGAGCCTCCTGCCAACAGACTTGAAAAAGATCGTCTCATTCTGAAAGGTGAATGCCTGGAGACTCTGTAACTCGTAGTCCTCGCCCTTTCTCCGAACCTTGTCATGATGCCTGACCGGCAAAAACGTGTAGATCGCGATGTAGTCGTTGAGGTAGTAGCCCGGCTCGATCAGGACCTCCTCAACTTTCAACGGAGACACTATAGCAGAGAGCTCAAGCGGTTCGCCGTATGACGTGGTTTCGGCAGCCTCTCGAATCGGATAGAGCTCAACGGTTTCACCGTGGCTGCTGAGGATCCTCGTGAAACTTGTCAGGGGCTCCTCATAATTCAGGAAGAACCTGCCCAGCCAAGTAACGTTCGCCATGGCCTTCTGCGCCATAATCGGACTGTAATCGGTGAAAATAGGGCCCCAGAACAGAAACTCATCCTGGTACTTGCCGATCACGAGCATACTGAACTTGTAAGCAGGCCTGTCCCGTTCTCTGCGGATACTCGAGAGAATCCCGCTGGTGATAGCATCATAATATGGGCACGCAGCAAACCTTGAAACGACGTCCATGTAACCCGGCCAACAAACGCTCGGGTCATAACCAGGATACTGTGCTGAGCCCTTGATGCCCTGGAGAAAAGCGTAGACCTTTTGGCAAGTCAAGCTCCAGGCTTCGTACGTGTAAAGGCCCAGAAGAGCAAAACTGAACGGGTCATCATAAACCTCAGTCTCGTTCAAGCCTACCCTGTGCCACTTGCCATCGCCGGTCGGTTTGGGGTCAAACCATAGATAGAAATCTTCAAAGCCGTTCCGCAGGAAGCTGACCGCGTCGCTCATCATCGTTTCATACTTGGTTTTGTTGGCGACGTCGTAGGTGTCTGCAAGCATTTTGAGGCCAATAAAATCGTAGAGGTCCTCAACCGGCATCTTCTGGCTCCAATCATCGTCGATGTCGACAAACTCGGCAAAGCCGCCATAAAACCTGTCATGAACGCCCAACGTCACAGGTTCCGATTGCATGTTGTAGAGGAAAGTATCGCCTGCAAGCTTTGCAGCATCCAGGTAATCCTCGTCTTCAGCGAGCTCGTAGGCCTTCAGAAGCGGTGGAATCGCGCGGCCTGCGTCGATGCTCCAGTATTCGATTTCGGACTCGCCGTTCTTGAAACCCCCGTAAGCCTTCTTCGCAGGATTCAGGCACTGCTGTGTCAAGAGCCAATCCGCAAGACTAACGATCTTCGCCAAGATCGCCGCTTGCCTGCAGAGGAACTGCGCAGCGGAATAGGCCTCACAAAGAAATTCGATTGCGAAAGCAGCTGGAAACGCTCCGCGCATAAACGCTGGGTCTGGACCTTCTACCGTGCCGTTCTTGCTTACGCAGTACGCATTTGCCAAGTTGTTCTTCATGCTCACGACGTTGCCGAGAACGCTGTTGACTTCATTCCATTCTAAATGAGCAGAATCATTGATCTGAACCGGAAACCCAGACTGAAACTTGGTTCCATCCGCAACCGTGACATTCTTCTGGCCGGCTGCAGCATCAACGGTCAAAATCGTTGGAATCACGTAGAAGTACGGCGCATACTGCATCACAAACTCGTAGTAAGCCTCAGGAACGGCAGCCACTAGGCGTTCACCGCCCTGAACTCGGCAACATTCAACCTGGCGATAACCGCTTTTGCCTGATCGAGCAGAAACTGCAGATTCGCGTTGCTCACGTTGGCAGACTGGCTTTCGTCAACACTCAGGTCTCCAACCCTGAAGCTCAAGCCGCTGCTGGTGCCGCCAGTGATGTAGGCGCCACAGTAGACAGCTGCAAGATTTCGGATAGCAACCGCTTCGGCTTCTGTGCAACTAGCAGGATTAATGGTTAGGCCCGTTTCCAATTCCAGAGTTTCTGCAGCATCAGCAATGAACCGGTTAACAACGTCATCAGAGACAGCCGATTCTGTCAGGTTTATGCGTTCTCGAACACTCTGAGCAGTGACAGAAACCAAACCAGCTTCTCCATCTCTGAATAACAAGAAAAACTTGCAGGAAGAGCCTATTAAGGCTAATTCAAGGCTATACAACAAAATAGAACAAGATGCAACGCTATTCTACGAACCAGAACGAGATTCAACCTCATTTCTGTCGCGCGCCAAGTCGTAGCGCGCATGCGTGTTCCTAAATTAGTTTGCGAAGTACCTTATGCTTCTTGCTTTGGTTGGTTTGTGAGTGTTTATGGCGGCTTGAGCTGTGAATAGCATGATGAGTAAGCAAAGTTGAGCATGGAA